GTATTCCGCGTAGTCTTTAGCGTGTCCTACTGCTAAGTCCTGCTCTATGGTTGTTAATTCTCCATCTACCCTAGTAATAAGATAATTCAGGAGGTCGTTACTCACTCATCTTCCTTTCTTGGTTGTTGCTGATTCTGTTGCATTTGCTGCATTGCTTGGTCTTCGTTAGATATTTCTCTAGCTAAATCAATACCCATACGCAGTTTAGCTTCTTGTTGCTTAGCAGTTAAATTTGCTTCATCTGTAGCAATCCTTGCTCCAACTTGTAGCCCTGCAATACGTTCTTGAGCCGCAATACGTTCTTTTTCGAGTTCCAAACGATCCATTTTTTCTGACGCATCCAGAGCGACTTTCTGTTGTTTCGTTTGTGCTTCTTGTTGTTTGATCTGCAACTCTTGTTGTTGCATTTGAACGATTGGATCTTGCGCGGCTTGTTGCGCTTTTTGTTGCGCCACTTCTGCTTTGTTTCCTTGTAAGACTTGTTGGGCAGCTGCCGCAGCGAGTCGAGAAATTTCAACTTCTGTATCTTCATCCATTTCAGCATTTGGCGCTGGGTATGGAACACCCGCAGCTTTTTCAATCTGTTTGCGATATTCAAAAGCTAAGTGATCTTGTATGTGTGCGGCTAGAGCTGCACCCATTTGTTTTGCCATAGGGCTTTGTTGTACTAATGCCATTAGTTTAGGATCTTCCATAGCCGACATATGAACCGTAATATGGGACTCGTGATCTTGATAAATAAATGCTTTAACAGGCTTCCCTCTAAGGACATCCATGTTTTCTGATACCGGATCACGCGGTTCCTGGTCATCTTCCATTGGTACCAGCTTCTGGGCATTTTTAATTCCTAACACTTCGAGCATCTGACGATGTAGGTACGGTAGGTTGTATAGCTGTGGAGCTTGCGCTGCCATCTGCAATACGGCTTGATACTGCGTAACTTTTTGCGCCATTGTCGCTGCATTGGGGTCTGACACAGGAATAATATCAACCATGTCATAGTCCGAACCTTTAGCACGGTCTGAACCTTCTACTGGCTCGTAAGAATACTCATCTGGCGTGTAGTCACGGATAATGCCTTTAAGAAGTTTAAACTCCTCTTTCATGGAGTAGTGTATTCGTGCCTGTACCGCACTCATGACTTTCAACGTGCGCTCTAGTATAGCTAGTGTCGTACCCACAGGCGCCTGTCCTGACATGTCACTGAGCTTGAGGTCAGCGGCGGAGGCGAACCTACGTCCTTCTTCCACAATGTTACCTAGCAGTGTATACAGTACTTGGCTTGGCTCCTTGTATGGGAGCGTCATAATGTTATCTTTTATTGTTCCGCTGGTGACATCTACATCTCTAAACTCAGCTGGGGCTATCGGCGTATCGTCGCCTTTAACTCTAAGTCCTCTAGTTTTGAAACCACCAGGAAGATTGGAGAGAGTACCAGCGTCAACAAGCTGCCGAATAATACTAGTGCCAGATTTAGCAAAAGCACCGATAAGATGAATAAGGCCAAAGGCATAAAAGCCAAACCCTGGAATATACGGGTAGTGAACGAAATGATTTCTTTTCTGTTTAGTATCATCTTCAGATCTCCAGTTACGTCTAATAGCTAGTATCTGTGTAGTTTGCTTTTCAATGGTAACAATATACGGTAACGCGATACCTGTTTCTTTTCCGTCTTCTACATCTTCGTATCCGGCTAAGTCAAGATCGCATTGTATTTCCAGCATTTTGTAACGGTCATCAGATGACGCTCGAAAGCCCATCTTCTCAGCAATTCTCTTTTCAATCTCGTCAAACGTATTCTGTGGTTCTGGTAACTCTATATCAAGATAGAACCCTGCGTGCATCAACCGTCGCATCTCATTAGGGGTTTTGCGCATGACATGAGTTACACGAGGCGCACTCTTTAGATCAGACACTCCATAAGGAACTACTACATCTTCTGCCGGTACGTAAAGAGATACTTGACGTTCAAGGGACGGATCGTAGTACACTTTCTTAAACGCGTTACCAGATAGTCCTAGACCCCATAGCATTCTTTCATGCTCGGCTCGATACTCAGGCATTTTGTCGGTCAGTTGATAATTCATATCGTCCTGTACCCGTTTAGCTGCCGCTTTGTTCTCTTTTGTTTCTTTTCCTATAATCTGTGTTTTGACAGGCCCAGCTGCTGGAAAGGTTTCCATCATGGTTTCGGCTTGGAACTTCACCAGTGCTTCGGATAAGAGTGGGTGATACACACCACAAGCACCAGGCCAAGGTTCCGTACGCTCTTCTACTTTCATACCTAGTAGTTCAAGCCCGTCAACGTATGTTTGTATCCAATCTTTTCTAGACGCTAAGTCTTCTTCAAAGTCTCCTAGTAAATCGCCAGCAATCTCTGTTAATTGCTGCTCACTGAGTTCCTCCGCAAGGTTAGCGCCAAACTCATCATCCTCCATTGCATCAGGATCAATAACAATCTCCATATCTGGAGTCGATATGGTGACGCTTTCAGGATCTTCAATCTCTATTTCAAGATCAGCCTCCAAGTTCTCCGGCATGGTCAGTCCACCCATACCATCTGTGTCTCCTATACCCATTGGTGCTTGGTTTACTGCTTTATCTATAGAGTTTGTAGCCATTTTTCCTATCCTTAAATTAAAGTCCGCACATGCCTTCGCATTCGTTGCCAAAAGTATCACTTTGACTTTGATTTTTATTAAAATTAACTTCGTCTAAAGGCTTACAAGATTTATGTAAGTACAACGTGCCTTTTGTGCTTTTAGTCCCACTTCGTATTTTCTTATCAATCCATACTGCGTCTTGAAACTCAGCAGGTGTATTTTTTTGCATGTCGTGCCAATGTTTATCGCTATGAAACGGACAACATAAGCAAGAAGATTTTTGTGGAAGCGGGTATTTGTTTGTCCTCATCCAAGCTAAGCAATCTTCTCTACTCATATCAAGCTCTATAAGCGGGTATATATTTTTTATATACTTAAACACTGACGGTTTCATACGTTCAGCTTCATCTGTAGATATACCTATCCACTGCTCTACATAAGAATTTTTAGGGAATTGTTTGTGCTTCTTCACCCCACATAACCGTCTTAATTTTATACGTATAGGTTCTATTTTATAGTCATAAGTGCATTGACGTTTTAAAATTCCAATTTTCCCTGTGGCTTCATTTTTTGTAAAAAATGGTACAGAAGCAAACCTTGCCCCTGTGTGCACAGATTCAACCATATCGTTTCTTAAGTTTCCATTATCTACTTTGTATACAGGAAAAGGTAACGCATCAATTAAAAACTTTAAATACGAGTATATATGGTCTGGTTCGTAGCCTGTGTCTGCAAAAATAGCGCAGTCAGGCATGGGTAACTCACCTTTTGCTGCCATTAACGCCATAGTAGAGCTTTGTACTCCTGCTCCTAGACTAATAGCTGTTAACATATTTTTCATTAATAATATCCTGGTGAGAACCTTCTAAACGTACGCTCTTCATCTTCTTCATCTAATGTCGCACGGAGATATCCACCTTTTCTGAACCGCATTAGTGCTAAGGATACCGAGTCAACATAGTCATCATGTTCCCCCGCAGGGAATGATGCAACTTCATCAATTACTTCTTCTGCCCAATGCGTGGGCGGTGCCCATACTCTACCAGACGCAAACATATCTGACACTGCGTTGAGTCTAGTGATCTTGTCGTTACCTTTTACAGGGGTGAACTCCTGTACTGGTATGCCCATTGCACGCATTTCATAGATAAGCGGAGCACCGGACGCTTTCTTCTCTATAATTATCGAATCAGGATTAAATTCATCAACCTGTTCTAGTGCTTTGCGTTTAAGCGCTGGAAACTCCAGCCTATCTCTGAATGCGTCAAGTAAAATTATATTCGTTTCTGTCTTTCCTGTGTCAGGATCTTCTTGGTAGAACACTCCCCACGTTGTACACGCCGAATAATCCGACCTAGTTGTCTTTTCAAACGCCGTATCCCACGATTGTAGTACAAAATCACAGTAAGGTGGCCCTTCTTCTTCCCATGTCTGCCACCATTCACGTTTTACGATGGCTGAAACCTCTGATGTAGGCGATTGTTGGTACTGAGCTTGCCATTTCGGGTTAGGAAGCTCCTCTTTTAGGGCAGTAAGCTCGTCCATTGACCAAAATTCAGGCCAAAGAGCGTTACCTGTGGGTAAAATAGCCGGAAACTCAATCACTTCCCACTCTTCACCGCCTCTTAGCCCCGCTGCCTTGACAACTTGCCCCGTTAAATCACGTTTTGACCACCTTGTCATCACTATGACGATGGCACCACCTGGTTGTAGTCGCTGTCGAGGGCCGGATGTGTACCACTCATACACCTTATCGTAGACATCTGGGTTAATATCGGCTAATGCGGCCTCTTGCTCCGAGTGGGGGTCATCAATAATGAGGAGATCCGCACCTTTACCAGTGACAGCACCTCCCACACCAATAGCAAAATAGTCTCCACCACTGTTAGTCGCCCACCGACCAGCCGCTTTTGAGTCTGATTGTAAGCCAACCCCCGGAAATAGTTTGCTATAGACTTCCTGATCAACAAGGTTACGTACCTTTCTACCAAACCCCACCGCCAACTCAGCTGTGTGAGACGTTTGGATTACTTTTTTATGTGGATACTTACCTAGGAACCACGCGGGTAACAGGTATGAGGCGAACTCTGACTTAGTGTGTCGAGGGGGCATGTTGATGATCAGACGTTTAGTCTTACCTTCTGCCACTCTCTCGAACGCTGATGCCATCTTAGCGTGGTGCCTCCCACTTATAAACGTAGGCCACACTTTGTTAACGAACGGTATGAACTTGTCCTGTGCCTGTTGCTTTGTCCGTAGCTCCTCCAGCTTCTCCAACTCGGCTAGAAGTTTCTCCTGCTCTGGTAGCGAGAGCATCGGCAGTATCGCCGGAATATCCTTTATGGATATATTCTCAATCGCTTCTTTGGCTGTCGTCATCTTCTGGCTGTTCTTGTATAGTGGCTACACCTAACTCATCGTCGAGGTTACTGTTTAGTGGAGTGACGTCTATCACATCTGCGTTTAGTAGGCGTTTGACTCGCTCTTTAATAGCATTTTCCAAATCATCAGGGTTCTTATAGTTGATTGTGATCTCGGACTTTTGCGTGAATAACCCTATGTCACTATGCTTACCAAGTAGCTCCAATGCTTTTAACTCAAACTTAGTATCCCCACAGTCAGCAATCTCCATCAACTTGTTTGTTATAGCAGCACGCGATTGGGCTGCATCAAGTCCTAACTGAGATCCGTAGGTTCGTAAGAACGTTGCCGCCGCAAACGCCGTATTTGGCTGAGTGAGATTATCCTTTTTGCGTTCCGTGACAACCTCGTCCAGCAGCTTCTTCTCTTGTTCCGCAGTTTCTTCATCGACTTCTAGTGTAGCACCAAGTTCGTGCTGAAGCTCTACCGTATTCGCGGCGACTGCTAACTCATCTAAAAGTGTGTTGGGTTTCTCGTCTGAGGTATCAAACGGGACTTTGTGTTCTGCTGTAGGATCTACTTTGACGGTTTGAGGTCTAGGCATTGAGCGGTTTGGGGCTCTTAGTTTTTGTTTAATTGGAGTCTTTATATACTAAACTAATTATAAAAGCAAGGAAGGGTAATTATGGCAAAGTTTAAATGTATCTATCTGGAATGGGAAGACGCGGTAGCTGCCGCTGATTGGGAAGAAGTCACCGAAGCTGCTTTGTTTAAATGTAAGACCTTGGGTTTTGTTGTATCAGAGAATGATAAAGCTATCTGTGTGGCTGCCGTAGTGTCCGAAGAAGACAACCAATGTAACGCAAAGATCCACATACCCAAAGCATGGATTACTTTAGAGAAGCGTTTAAATATAGACGAGCAATAAAAAGAGGGGCACCTCCTAGCCCTTAAGCCGAAGTACCCCTCGTGAAACCAACAAGGTATGGGAAACAAAAGGAGGAAAACCCATACCCTGAATTTACTATAGCATACCAAGCCGACGTTTAAGCAAGTAGTTTCTTGTTTGTGTGTGGTTGTATTGCGCGGTTGCGCGTCGTCGGCAGTACTCAGACCAAAGTGTCATGACACCCTCCTTCAAAGTAAAAGAAAGATGCGTTCCTTCGACCAATGTCTACTTCCGTCCCTGCTGGGATGAACGATGTGCAAACCATATCACCCTGTAAATAAAATTTCAATAGGTACCATAAAGGGGGGGTTTCT